TGTTGTTCCCTGACAAGCCTACTGCGGCGCTTCGTTCTGGCGCCAGCTCTCCGGCACGCGCACGGCGACGACTTCGCCGCGAGCGCACTCCTCGCCGTTCGCATGGAGGGAACAGACGACGGTGGTGCGCCGTCCGCTGCGCGGGTATCAGTTGGAGGTGGCGCGAGCGATCGTTGACTCGGTTTTGCACAAGCGCGGGCTGGAGTTCGCGGTGATGTTCCCGCGCCAGAGTGGGAAGAATGAGACTCAGGCTCAGGTCGAGGCGTACTTGCTGAATCTGTTCCAGCGGGTGCGCGGGGCGCAGATCGTGAAGGCCTCGCCGACCTGGAAGCCGCAGAGCATCAACGCCATGGATCGGTTGAAGATGGTGTTGGCGAATGATTGGAACCGCGGGCGGTGGGAGTCGCGGCACGGCTACGAAGTGGTGATGGGCGAGGCCAAAATCAGTTTCTTCTCGGCCTCGCCGGGGGCGAACGTGGTCGGGGCGACGGCCTCGGTGTGGTTGGAGTGTGACGAGGCGCAAGACGTGCTCGAGGCGGAGTGGGGCAAGAAGTTCGAGCCGATGGCGGCGAACACGAATGCGACGGTGACGTATTGGGGGACGGCCTGGACGAGTCGAACGATGCTGGCGAAGACGGTCGCGCGGCTGAGGGCATTGGAAGCGGCGGACGGGATCAGGCGCGTGTTCGTCGTCACGCCTGATGAGGTCGCCAAAGAGAATCCGAGTTACGCGGAGTTCGCCAAGCGGCAGATCGCCAAGTGGGGGCGTCAACATCCGTTCGTGCGGACGCAGTTGTACAACGAGGAGATCGACGCTCAGGGCGGGATGTTCCCGGCGGCGCGGCGGGCGCTGATGCAGGGGGAGCATGGGCGCATGAATGCGCCACTACCAGCCAAGAGCTACGCGTTGTGCATCGACGTGGCCGGGGAGGATGAGTCGGGCGGCGACGTGCTGGAGTTGTTGGCCAATCCGCGCCGGGACGCGACGGCGCTGACGGTGGTGGAGGTGGATACGTCGACGGTCGGCGACGAATTGATCCGCGCGCCGTCGTATCGAGTGGTGAACCGGCGGCGGTGGGTAGGGGTGAAGCATTCAAGCCTGTATGCAGAAATTCGCGCGATCGCGCAACATTGGGGGGCGCGCTACGTGGTGGTGGACGCGACCGGGGTGGGCGCGGGGCTGGCGTCGTTCCTGGACAAGGCGCTGCCGGGGCGAGTGATCCAGTTCGAGTTCAACTCGGCGACGAAGAGCGAGTTGGGCTGGGCGTTCCTGGCGGCCTGCGACACGGGGCGGTTCAAGGACTATCGCGCGCAGATGGGAGATGCAGAGTCGGCGAACTTCTGGCGCGAGGTGGAGCATTGTCTGTACGAGGTAGCACCTGGACCCGGGCGGCGGGCGAAGTGGGGTGTGCCGGATGGGACGCGCGACGAGGGCGGGGAACTGGTGCACGACGATCTGATCGTGTCGGCGGCGCTGTGCGCGGCGCTGGACGCCGTGGAGTGGGATCGGCTGCCGGCGGGCGCGCGTGTCGCCGATCGGGACTGGACGCCGGGCTTGGCTGTGGAGCTGGCCTACTATCAGAGTGAAGGGGGCGGCCTGGCGTTTTTGCTTTTGCAACGTGGAGGAGAGGGTGTATTTGTGTTTGACGAAATGATGGCGGTCGGGGTGAGTGCGAGCGAGGCGGTGGCTGCGCTGGTGGCGCGCTGCGCGGTCTACGCATTGCCGGCGCTGGCGGTTGGCGATCCGAAGAGCGCTGAATTGCGGCGGGCGCTGCGCCTGGCGGGGATGGTCGGGCGCGGCGAGACGATTGAGGCCGGCGCGGCGGCGGAAGCGCTGGCGGTGACGCGGCGCGTGCTGGCGGAGAAGGTCGTTGCTATTCATCCGCGCTGTGTGAACTTGATCCAGGCTCTGGATAGCGGCGGGCCGGCGCGTGAGGCGCTGACGGGCTATTGTTGGAACAGGTTGAGACGATGAATTGGCCGTTGCGGGCGGGTACGTGGTTTGCGGATCGCCTGGGCGGAGAGCGGCGCTGGCGCTTTCGGCGCGTGTTGAGCGGACTCTTCGAGCAGTACCCCGATCTGGAAAACGTCGAGCATGTGATGTCGGTGCGCTCGGATGACGCCGTGGCGCATGGGAGCACTTATCGCAAGGCGGCGGGCGATTTCAATGCTCATGTCTGGATGCAGAAGGCGGCGAATGTGTGGGGGAGTTCGCTCGCGCCTTTGCAGTTACGGGTGATGCGCGGCGGTCAGGCTGTTTCGCATCCGCTGAACGCGATGCTCGACAATCCCAACCCGGAGCAGGATTCGTCGGACGTGTGGCGCTGGTGGGCGGTCGATATGGCCTTGGGCGGGGAACATGGTTTCGAGTTCGTCAGCAGCCGGCGGGGAGAGATCGCGCACTACTATCCGCGTCAGCCCGACTTCTTTCACGTTCGGCCCGATCCGGCGCGGGCTAGGTATTGGAAGGTGCAGGAGTACCGCTTGGATCCTGAGTCTCCGAGCGCGTACACGCTTGCGCCGGAGGAGTTTCTGCATTTCAAGTTCTACAATCCGCTGCAACCGTTTCGCGGCATCGCGCCAGCGGGCGCGGTGCGGCTGTCGGTGATCATCGACGAGTTGGTGCAGGCCTGGAGCCGCCAGTTTTTCGCTAACTCGGCGCGGCCGGACTACGCGGTGATCGCGCCTCAGGGTTTGACGCCTCTGGAGCGCGAAGAGATCGAGTTTCGCTTGTCGCAGAAGTTCGGCGGGAGTTATCAGGCGCACAAGCCGGTGATTCTCGAGCAGGGCGTCACCGACATCAAGACGTTCAGTTACCCGCGTACAGATTTGCAGTGGATTGACCAGCGGAAATTGTCGCGCGACGAAGTCGGCGCGATCTACGGCGTGCCGGACGAGATCATGGGCTACGGGCGCGACACGCACGAGAATTTCGACACGGCCGAGCGCGTGTTATGGGCGCTGACGCTGATGAATCTGATCAATTTCCGCGATCGGCGCATGACGAATTTCTTTCGGCGGCGTGAGATGCTGGCCGGGGACGAATCGGTTGGCACGGACCTGTCGCGGGTCTGGGCGCTGCGGCGCGCGGCGGCGGTGCAGATGCGCGATGCGCGCATTTTGTCGGCGATGGGCGTGCCGTTCAACGTGATCGATGACAAGTTGGGCCTCGGCATCGGGCCGGTGGCCGGCGGCGACGCGGCCTTTGGCGGCGGCGGGCGGAGCGATCCGCTTCCGCCGCTGGACGAGCCGACGCGGAAGCCGGCACAGCGGACGGGGGAGTCGCTGGGTGACGCGATCGGCGCGTTGGAGAGGCGGGAAGGGAGTAATGGCAATGGACATCGTTCGTAATGATTTCGAGGTGGCGAGTGCGGCCATTGACGAAGCGGCCGGTGTGTACGGGGCGGTGATCGCGACGGGCGTCCCGATGCGCAACGGGAATGTGATTGTGCCGGCCGGCGGGCAGTTCGATAACTACCTGCGCAATCCGGTGGTGCCGTGGGCGCACCAGTACAGCGCTCCGCCGGTGGCGAAGTGCCTGGGGCTGGAGCCGGGTGAGTTCACGATCACGGCGCGCTGGCAGTTCGCGCCGCGCGGTGTGTCGGCGCGCGCGGATGAGATTCACGATCTTTGGGCAGGCGGCTTTCTGAACGCCGTTTCGATCGGCATCGTGCCGCTGGAGTGGGAGGAGCTGCCTGGGGGTGAGGAGCGTTGGTTTCCGCCGCTGCGGTTCACGGCGTGGGAGATGGCTGAGTTTTCAATCGTGACGGTGCCGAACAATCCCGAGGCGCTGCGCACGAGCGAGGCGGAGGCCTGGGGGCTGAGTCCGGTACAGCGGGCCATGGGCGCGCTGCGGTTCGCGCGCAATGTAGGCAAGCGTCTTGAATCCTTGAAGGAGGGATACGATGGACGAACTCGCGCAAGCATTTGAGAAGATCAACAAGGAGATTGTCGACCTGACCGCATTGGTGCAGTCGCACCGGGCGCAGGGGGACATCTCGACGCTGGACGTCGACCGGCTGGTGAAGGCGGTGAAGGATGCGGCTGACGCTCAGGTGACGGCGCGGCTGGAGGAAGCGGAAGGCCGCCGGCCGGTCTACAAAGGAGAGCTGGTCGGGCCGCCCGGCTGGCGCGTGCCGTCGCGCGGCATCGTGCAGAGCGGCAAGTTCGCCGGTCAGCAGATTGACGACATGATCTTTGTCGCCAATTTCCTGAACCGGTCGGCGGCATTGGGCGGCGGCAAGGTGCAGCCGCCCTCGGCGGAACTGGCTGGCCTGGTGCTGAACGCGCTCGGGCCGACGACGGTCGGGGGCGGTGACGAGTGGGTGCCGACCGGCATGGCCGCGAGCATCTGGGCCGATGCGTTCCTGGCTTCGAAGGTCGTGGGCGCAATCCCGCACATCGCCATGCCGTCCAATCCGTTCGATTCGCCGCTGCTGACAATCGGGACGTGGCGCAAAGGCTCGCCGAACATTGCGGCCTCGCAATCCGATCCGACGACGGCGAAGAGCACGCTGACGGCGACGGAGCAGGTGCTCGACTTCGGCTGGTCGTACGACCTGAACGAAGACGGCGTGGTGGCGGAGCTCCCGACCTGGCGCGCGGAAGTGACGCGCTCGGCGGCGGAGCAGATGGACGCCTTCGCGCTGAACGCCGATGGCACGGACGCGGGCACCGGCAACATCAACCTGGACGACAGCAATCCGCCCGACGATTCGTACTACCTGAGCGACGGTCAGGACGGCTTGCGCCATCAGTACCTGGTGGATGCGACCGGGCAGAGCGCCGACATCAACACGACGCTGACGGATGCGCTGCTGCGGGCCGGGATCGGGCGTTTGGGCAAGTACGGCGCGATGGCTAACCGGCTGATGATGGTGACGAACGCCAAGACGTTCGTGCTGTCGATGCTGGGCCTGACGAACGTCGCGACGGTCGACAAGTTCGGGCCGGCGGCGACGGTCCTGACCGGCGAGTTGATGAAGTACAGCGGAATCTCGGTGATCGCGTCGGAGTCGGTGGCGCTGGCCGAGGATGACGGCAAGCTTTCGGTGACGGCGGCTTCGAACGACGAAGGGCAGATCGCTTTGTTCCATCGTGACATGTGGAAAGCCGGTTTCGTGCGTGAACTGCTGATCGAAGTCGACCGCGACATCAGGAAGCGGCAGTTCATCATGGTGTCGTCGTTTCGCATGGCGATCGGCTGCCGCGGCACGCGTTCGAGCGCGGTGCACACGGCCGGGGTGCACGGGATCACGTATTAGGCTTTTGGTGGTTGGGTAGTTGGGCGGTCAGGAGAGACGATCATGACTATGTTCCACGAAAAATACGGGCCGGTGGTGGCGATCGGGCCGTTCACGGTGGCGAACCTGGACACGGCGCTGACGAATACCGATCTGGTTGTCGGGCAGGCAGGCGTGACGCTGGCCGGGATGCCGGCCAAGGGCAGTGTGGTGGGCGTTTCGCTGGACGGCAACGCCGAGCCCTCGGCCGGGACGGTGATCGCCAGCATCCACAACGCCGGCACGGAGATCGTCGGCGGGCCGACGGCTACCATCGACAGTGTGACGAACACGCTGCACTCGGCCGGGCTGGTGACGACGGCGCGGCAGCACACGTTCGCGGCCGGGGCGCGCCTGGGCGTGAGCGTGACGACGACGACGACGCTGGCGGCGACGACGATCGAGTTCGACGCCTGGCTGTACGTGCGTTTCGATCCGGACTGAAGGAGTCGACAGGAGAGACGACCCGCCGGGGTCGTCTCTCCTGATTGGAGGCAGAGATGGGTGATTGGGGCAAGGTGTTCGTTGCCACGCGCTATCAGCCTTATCTTCCCGCGCAGACGTGCGAGAGTCTGATCGGGTTGGCGGTGAGCGGGCTGAGGCCGGGCGACGTGCGTGATTTCGTCTACTCGAAGACGATGCACAAGGGGGCGAACATCCTGGCGCGGCGCTTCCTGGCGAGCGCGTGCGACTCGATGTGTTTCATCGATTCGGATGCGGTCTTCGGCGCGCCGGCGCTGGAGGAGTTGCGCTCGGACGCGGAGGGGCAGGGGTACGACGTGCTCCAGGCGTTCACGGTGAAGCGGGGGTGGCCGCCGGAGCCGATGTATCTGGTGGCGATGCCGGATCAGCCGCAGAGCGTGGAGGGGCGGCGAGGCCGGCACTTCACGACTCAATTGCCGCTGGATGCGAACTACATCTACGCGGTGGATGCGGTCAGTCTGCACTTCACGCTGATCAAGCGCTGGATCTTCGAGGCGCTGCTAGATGCCGACGGGCCGGAGCATACCTACTGGTTCGAGTACAGCCGCGATCAGGGTGAAGACGTCACCTTTTCGGCCAGCGCGCAAAAGGTCGGCGCGCGGATGGGGATGTCGACCCGGCTGAAGGTGGGACACGTGGGCGATCTGGTGACTGGGTGGGACACGATGGTCGACTACTACGATCGCAAGCTGGCCGTCGAGATGGGCGAACCGGGCGCGGACCTGAATCGGTTCATGCCGATCTGGAGGGCACAGCGGGACCTGTCGGCGCTGGTGGCCGAGTGGACCGGGGAGACGGCGGAGCAGGTGTACGAGCGCAGTCTTCAAGGCGGGCTGCCGGTGGCCGATCGCTGGCGCGTGGCCGCGCCTGAGTCGGTCGAGGAGTTGCGTCGGTTCTACGGCTCGACGCGGGAGTACCTGTACGATCTGGTCAAGTGGAACGTCACGCCGGCCTTTCAGCGCATCCTTGCCTCGCTGAAGGACGCGCGCGGCGAGTACGTCTTCGAGATCGGCGGCGGGCTGGGGACGCTGGCGGAGATGCTGGCAGTGAACGGGAACTTTGTGGATTACTTCGACGTGCCGGGTGTGCTGAGGGACTTTGCCGCCTGGCGCTTCGAGCGCTTGAACGGGCGCGCGCCTCACGTGCGCGTGATGGGCGACGATCTGCGGATGCTGACTGGTCCAACGGGCGGCTACGATCGGATCGTGGCGGTGGACGTGCTGGAGCACCTGCACCCGGACGAGATCGGTTTCACGTTGGCGACTCTGGATCGGCGCTTGAAGCCGGGCGGCCTGCTGACGGCGCACAATGCCTGGAGTCAGGGAGACGGGGTGTATCCGCAGCATTTCGATCACTCGGCCATCTGGGGGGAGTTCATCAAGGAGTTCAGCCAGGTGGATGCGTTCACCTGGAGAAAGGCGGCGGCATGAAATTGCGTTGTGTCTCGCGCTACAGCGCGGCGGGTGTCGTGTTCGAGGCGGGCGCGGTGTTGGAGTGCGACGTGGCGCAATTTCATG